AAGACCTGTATTTTTGGGGATTTAAATAAGCTGGTCCATCCCCCAAGAAAAGTAGTATGTTGCAGCGCAGCATAGAATAACTTATCAATGGGGGTGTTTTAACTTATCAGTCAAAGTCAGCGACTAAGTACCATTCGGTGATGTAGTCTTTAAAAGAAATTAAGCCTTTGCCAGATTCGACGTAACCGCCGCTTGGCAAAATCCTCCAGAAACGCTCTACACGCATCCCGTTCTCCGTATCCCCATTAATCACTAGAACAGTGGTCTTAGGAAGCCCTGAGAGGGCTTTTAAGAGGATTTCTTGGCCTTTGCTTATCTTCTCCCCGTCTCGCTTCCATTCGCCAAACAGGAAGTGTCCCTTGCGTTCTAGGACCATATCCAGATTTGACGGCAAAACCTTGCCAAGCAGACCGAACAGCTCCCCAAAATCAACATGGGGAGCGTATTTGTCTCTCATCATGGCGTTTGTAACAACTGACCTTCAAACGCATACGTGCCAATATGACCTAATTGAACCCAAGGCGCTGCCCAAACCTTGTAACCGTTGTTTCTAGCCTTTTTGCAGAAGTCGTAATCCTCAGACAAGAGCAATTGCGATTCTTTCTCAATCTGAGTAGCAAAGAATTCATGGATGGTTTCGCCGTTCTGGTTGCTCTGCAAGTCCAGCACGTTATTTAGGTACATCGGCACTTTCCCGATTAAACCTTCAAACACTTCACGCTTAATCAGCATGAATCCAGTGCCACCGTTCCAGATTTGGACCGGCTGATTAACCGGCACTGTGACCTCTGTCTGATAGTCCACCAGATTGACCACAAACGCCCCTGTATGGTGTTTTAGCTGGTCATCCGGTACTCCGGCATTAATAGCGTTACGGACCGTCTGCCAGTTGATTTCCTTCTTTGGGTAGATGCCACAAATGATGTCCTTGTCAGTTTCCATCATTGGGAAGATGTCGTTTGGGTTGAACTTGATGTCAGCGTCAATAAACATCATGTGAGTAGCATCAGATTTTAGAAAGTGACTAACCAGTAAGTTTCTAGCCCGTTGAATCAACGATTCGTTAAACAAGTAAGAAAAGCTGACATTCATATTGGCGTTCTTGCAGAGCATTTGAAGCTGTAAGCACGATTGTGCGTAAAAGCCATAGCAAAGGCCGCCATACATCGGTGTAGCTACAAATAGGTGTTTCATTGTTATCCCTTTTAAATTAGTGGGGCTACTGGAAACGACGCCCCGTACCGTTCCTAACCTGTCCTCAGAGGGACTCGCCTTCCAGATAGCGGGGGTCTTGGTGATTCTCTGGCAATTCTTCAATCAAAACCCGTATAAGGCCACCCTTGATTTGTTCTCCGCGAATCATCTCAATGTGGTCCACCTGAAAATCATCATCGAAAACCCCTGCGTCTTGAAGGCTGTCTAGTACGGCCTTAATCCGGTTATCGATGTCAATTTTCCTCTTATCCCTAGGGCGCAAAATCATTTTAATTTTCAATTTACGTGTCCCAAACTTAGGAATGTTCTTTTCTATGATGTAGTCCTGAACGTCTGTTTTGAATTGCCGTCCATTCTTTGAGAGAACAGTTCTCCCCCGAAAGTTCCTCCAATATGTATTCATTGAAGGCGGGAACGGCAACTCAAGCCATGCGTGCATTACCAAGGAATGTCGCCAGCCATCTTACTTTTAGGCGTTATCTCTTTTGGATACTGAGAATCCTTCTGCTTATCCTTCCAATCAGGGTCAGATACCTTGATGTTGAAGTATTCGCCATGAGGACCATCATTTTTCCAGATACCGAAATTCACAATCTGGCCTTTAACGCACAGGGTTCCCTTTAAATCAGGGTCAGTATCCTTTTGCTTGTATTTGTTGTGCGTGATACGCCCTTTTAGTTCTTGGGGAATAAACTTTGTGTATTCTTTTGCTTCACTCATAATGGGTTCCTTAATTTTAGGAAGAAATGCCCCGATGCTTTGGGGCGCGTTATGCCGGAAATTACTCAATAGGGTCCTCCAGACTTGCGAAGGTATCGACTCCCTGCTTGGCGGCTATGAATTGCGTCTTGGTTATAGCGTCCATGCGCTTAATTGCGTCAGCGTTCCCCGCCTCCCAAGTTTTTCGCTTTTCTGACTTTTCATCCGCTTTTAGTTTCGGTGAGTTCTCGATAGCGTCCAACATGGCTACATAACGCTCTATGTAGTCTTGCCAGCCAGTGCAATTAGCGTAGACAGACCCGTCTGGCAGGAATAACTGATACTCGCTTACCGGTTCCTCAATAACGATTTCTGCTTCGCCCATATCCTTGACAGTCTGGCTAGGCGTCTTGAACGTCTCGACTTCTTCTGGCGTGTAAACGCCAACGACGCACGACGGATAGACTGTTCTAACTCCTTCGCTGACGCATCTGGCTCTGAGCATAGCTCTGGCGTAATTCTTCCAGTTATCCTTAGACGTAAGTCCGATTCTCTTTGCCATTTCGAATGTCCAAGTGACAGTAACAGACCCACCATTGGGGTGAGAAAAAGTACCAACAACTCTTTCATCCGTGTATTCCTCCCATTTGACAGAACCACCGGCTTGCTGGAAACGTCCAAGCATGGCATCAGCCTTCAAAGCAGGGCGTCCCTGTATGACATGAAAATCCCTCATTGCAATAGCAGGGTGCATATTTTCAGCTTGGCAGAGCAGCATAATTGCCATTGCTTCTTCGGTTGATTTAAAGCCGAACATTTTGGATTTGGCTGCAACTTCAGCCATTTCGCGTATCTCATTTATAGGTACTAGAGCTGTCATAAGTCCCTCGCTTTCATCATTGCGTCAGCTACTTCATAGCAAAATTGTGCGTCAGCCAAAATTGTTCGTTCATGAACAGTGCTTGCTGTAAACCAAGACCCTGAATTAGCAATCTTTCCTTGCATAACTTGTGCTGCAAAGTAATCACGCAAGGTCATACCGCTTTCTTGCGTACCTGTTTTTGGATTGTGTCCACTAGGAAATGCGTACATAAATCCTCCATTATTTAAGTAAGAAGCGGCGAGAACCTGCCGCTTTCGCGACAAACTTCTCGTAAATGTCGGGGTGTTGGGCTTGGAAGGCTTTAGCGTCGAATCGTTCGCTGGCCTTGCTGTTTTTCCATGTGGCGAGAACTTTTCCATCAAAAGATACTAGCTCAGAACTCCATTGCATATGGTTTTGGATAGCGGTTAAAAGGTGTTCTTCCTTTTCTTCTAGCCGCTTGATTTCTTCTTTGACAAACTTCAGAGCTTCCGCAGCTTTTTCGATGGGTTGTATGGCAACAATAGAAGTTCCTTTGTCTTGCGCGTAGACAAGTTTTGTCTGCTCTGTTGTCTCTGGTTCAAGTGGCTGCTTAGTAGCGACTGCAGCCCAAAAACGTGCCATGTCTTGAATAAGAGCTTCCTTTTGGGCTTCTGTGATGTTGAATTCAAACGTCTCAAAGTTCTGCCCACCGAATAAAACGGCGAGAACAATGCGCTCCACGTTGTGACAGGCTGCTTCGTGTATGAGTTGCGCCATGTCAGCCGCAGGAATAATGCACGACTCTGCGTCAAACTTATTACGAACATTCGCGTTGTAGTTTTTAGCTTCAACCAATGTTTTACCGTCCGAACTGATGAAATCGAAATGACTTTTAAGCCAAGTCTCTTTAGGGTGTGTAAGTGCATAATCAGCGTCCTTTAATTCAATCTTTAACTTGTCTTGGGCTAGTCTGCCGATTGTTGGCTGCATTACATGACCCATTTGGACAGCTTCTACTTGAGACAGGTCTGGACGCTCTTTCAAGCCTAGCTTTTCAAGGACAGCTTCGTTACCGCGACCATTGGCTGCTTTGCGTGAGTCACCGCTCCACCATGCGCTATTGCGTACCTCTGGTGCGAAATCGTTCTGGTCATTTGCCATTATTTATCTCCGTAAGTTAGGAATAATGCTTCTGCTAATAATTTAATCAGTTTGTCTTGCTTATCTACTTCAGCCTCTAACATGGCTATCTGGTCACGCATTTGAGCTTTTTCTTCAATCAAACTTCTTTCAAATGCTGAGTATTCAACCTTATCAAATGGTCTGAGAAGGTCTTGAACGCTTATTGGGCTGAAACCTTCTAGGTTCATGGTTTGGATGGTCATTGGGATTCTCCCTTGATGTTAGGAAATAGGGTGTCTGGAAATAATGCTGCAAGGTCATAGATGACAGGCTCCATTGCTTCAAACAATAGTGCTTCGGTCTTACATAGTTGAGAATCAAGACGCATAACGGCTGCGGTTTCTGTGCGGATACCGCCTTCGACAAGGTCAATGCCAGTTATGGGATGGTGACACTTACGGCTTTTCAAATACTTGCAATCGATGCAAAGTTTCATAGTTACCCCTTTAAGAATGGTTAGGAAATACAACTACAATATATAGGTTATGTAGATTAGTGTCAACATATCTTCATATCATTACCTCCCCTATGCCTGATGGTGGACGAAACCTAGCCATCCTAAGAGAACTAGGTTTCCTTCAATGCCATGACGGAGCCACGCATACCCGCCAGTCTTTCGCTCTAGGGCACTAGCTTCGCCACCCTTAACCGTTCTCAGAGCTTCCCCACAGTACGGTTATCCCCCATTACCTGCCGTTGAGTCCCCGACATAATGGGCGGTCTAAACGCAAAAAAGCCCTCAAGTTTTGGCTCTCACGTGTAGCGGCACGTTCCCTAAGGATAAAGAACCAAAGCTAAAGGGCTTTAGGTTTTTTCTATGCCGCTACATAGACAACCCGAATGTACCCGCGTGGGGGAATACTTGTCAATCCTCTGGCGTTAAAAAAGTCCAAAGAATCCATGCAACTATCGTCAAAAGCATTACGCCCATACCCATAAATATCCCCCCAACTAAAATTGTGAATAAACTAGCAAGCATTATTCCTCCGTTGCTTTTACTGCCACTTCAGGCATTAAAGCCATTACTCGCCGCATCAATTCTTTATCGTCCACCGGCTCCGGTTCAGGTTCGCTTAGTCCTTTAACTGACATGGTTTCATTTGTTTCTTGTTCAGTCATGCCGTTAATCATTTGCCCCCTTGCGCGTATGGCCTCTTGAATACCGGAAGCAGTACCGGATTCATGGTCGGATGCAGAATCAATGTATTCATCGCATAACCTAGCGCACGCCTCGCGCTCTGCTTTTGCAACTAAATCTGCAAATTTTTCAATGTTTTCAGGCATCCAAACTTGATAACCATTTGTTTCTGTTGTAATTAATGCATTAGATTCCAAAATAAGTTTTTGAATGTCATCTTTGGTCATTTTTTATTTACCTCTTTTCCCTCTGCGACTATTTCAGCAATAGGACGCCAGCCGAATCGACGCCAAGTCTTAGTGACATCGGTTTGACTACTAGGAGTCCATTCTCGCCCGTCTAAAAGGCCCTTAGAGGGCTTTAAATATGCTGCCGATACCTCGACATCAGATAGACGCTCCACAGGCTTAAAACGCCTAAAATCTAAGTCTATGTTCTCTTGCTCAATAATTAGTGATTGTTTAACTTTGCCCATGATTAAGCCTCCACTGGTTTGAATTTGCTGCAATGAATTGATTTATCCATAATAACGTCACCATCAGCGGTAAATGCTTCAATGTAAACATAGTTATTTTCTAATCTCAATCGAACATAACCACCGTAATTTTCAGGGTTTTCTGCATCATCAAAGTTAAGTAATACGCATTGCCAATCGTCGTTGTCGTGCGTGTCCAGTGATGGAATTAAGCCAGCTTGAGTCTTGAATACTTCAATAGGTTCATAAATCATAGTAAATCCCCTTCAAAACGATTAGGAAGCCTTTACAGGCGATTAAATAGGGTTGCCAGTAGTAAGACAACTCTAAACAGATAAAACGGCTTATACGGTTATTAAATCAATTTCAAATTCAGTCCATAAATTACGTGCTAAATTGTAAATATGGTTAATTGCTTCAATAGAATCGATTCCGTATTCATTCAGAATATTTTCATAATCTGATTCGTGCGCGTCCATAACGTCACTAAGAATGGTTGCAAGTGATTCTTTAATATCTTGATTCATATATCCCCCGATTAAAAAGAAAGCAAAACAAAGAAAAACAGGTAAACAAGTGCAGCACCGACTAAGCCAGCAACGTATTCAAAGAATGATTCAGGCATTTTCAGACTCCTCAAGTTCTTCTTCTTGGTAATGTTCTGCTATTTCGTGCCAATTGACATCGTTTATAAATGCCATTGCATAGTCACGGCCCACACCTTCCGATGTGGTGTCAGTGATTATCATCTCGACGAATTCACGGGCAGTCTCGGCAGTCCAGTAAGTTTCAGAGCCATCGAACATCTCAAGATTGATGCGCCAAGTAGCGTAGTTTGTCCAGCCGTTATAAGTAGTGTTTTGCATGGTAAGCCCCTTGTTAGGAAAAGATTAGGAATTAAGCGGTAATTGTGAATTTCTCTAGTTTTTCGTTTAATTGCTCTTTAGTGTAGATTTTGTTAATACGCTTGCCGTTACCAAAAGCGTGAGTAACAGAGAATTTACCGTCTTTGCGTATGTTATTAACTGTAATCACTTGGCCTGATAAACGGCCGTCATTCTCTTGATTGAATTCACCGTAAACTTGTTTGAATATCATTGGCTTCATTTTATTTCTCCGAAAGGTTAGGAAAAGCCCCCGAAGGGGCGGTAAAGCATTAACCGAGATTGATGAAAGCATAAACAATGAAGACAACAGCACAAACTAAGACGATACGGTCAGCGATTAATTTAGTCATGATTTACTCCGAAAGGTTAGGAACATTTCTGTGTTGCTGGTTCTGATTATATAGATTAATACGATTATGTGAACTGCTTTGTATATATTTATATTTAAAATATACCCTTT